GAAAGAGACAAACATTAAACATACAAAGTTTAATCACATTCACTTTTATATACAATACAATGGCAAACATTACACAACAAATTATTGATACAAGAGAGGCAGCTGCCGCGGGACGTAATCCGCTAATTGCGCAGTTGGCCTCAAAAAGAGTTTACGATGAGGCGGTGAAATCTCTTGATACACAAGATAAACGCCCCAAAGTAAATTTCTCTAGAGTGCTTTCAACCGAGCAGATGCGTGTGGTGACCGAAAATTATCCTGAGTTTTCGGTTTCTTACACTGGATCCGCTTTATCTGTACACTCCCTAGCTGGGGGTTTAAGGTACTTAGAAGGGGAGTATTTGATGATGCAAGTGCCATACGGTTCGCCGTGTTATGATATAGGCGGAAATTACTCCCAGCACATGTTGAAGGGCCGGTCATATGTCCATTGCTGCAACCCTTGTTTGGATCTCAAGGATATCGCACGCAATGAAATGTACAAGGACGCGATCGAAAGGTACGTAACTAAGAAGAAGGATGGTCCGCGCTCTGTCGCGTGGAGATCCCAGGCTGAGTCGTCACAAGAGACGAAATTTGCTGGTCTGCCTGCCTGGCAAATGGACGCGTTCCGTAGGTACCATTCTGACCCGACTGCTGTAACCTGTCCTGATGTCTTTCAGCAGTGTGAGCACGAATTTCACAAATCCGGAGACCGGTATGCTGTGGCTCTCCACTCTATTTATGACATTCCGTGCGAGCAGATCGGGCCCGCTCTTCTGCGGAAGAACATAAAGGTTCTCTTCGCCGCTTTCCACTTTTCTGAGGAGTTGTTGGTTGGGAGTGAGTTTGGACGTTTACCAAACGTCGGAGCTTTCTTCTCAGTCGATGATGACACAGTCAATTTTCAGTTCGAAGATGAATCTACTTTACATTATACGCATAGTTTTTCAAATATTAGAAAGATTGTAACTAGGACTTTTTTTCCTGCTTCTGATAGAGTAGTTTATGTAAAGGAGTTTATGGTTAAGCGTGTTGATACTTTTTTCTTTAGGATGGTTAGGGTAGATACGCATATGCTGCACAAATCTGTAGGGCAATTTCAAGTCTCCAAAAATGACTACTACTCGTTGAAATCTTCGCCGATTTTCCAGGATAAAGCCACGTTTTCTGTGTGGTTTCCCAATGCGAAGTCCAAAGTAGTCATTCCTCTTTTCGAAATGCAAGGATTTTTCTCTGGTTCCCTCAAAGCGAAGAAAATGTTAGTCGATGCGACGTTTATTCATACGGTGATCAACCATATCTGCACTTATGACAATAAGGCGCTGACGTGGCGGAATGTCCAGTCTTTCGTCGAATCGATTCGTTCCCGAGTGGTCGTAAACGGTGTCTCAGTTCGTAGTGAATGGGATGTACCTATTGAAACACTCTGCGACATATCTTTCACCGTCTTTCTATTGGTTAAAGTCAAAAAGGCTCAGGTAGAGATCATGAGCGAGAAGATCGTGACACAACCTCAGGGGTTGCTAGACCGTCTTGTCCAAAAGGTTTCTGAAGCGTTCGAAGGATGCACAGCTGCAGTACATGCGGCACTCGCATCTACCGGATGGTTCCGTTGCCACGCTGACGAGCTGGTGGTAGAAACACCTGAGCTGTTCATGGACTTCCATGATTTTCTGTCTGCTGCTTTTGAGGCCGACGCCAAAATTGAGGCGGCTAATGTCGAGAGTGTGTTAGACGCGTCTGATCGTCTCTACACTACTGTTACTGAGCTATGCGAGCGCTATTCGGGTATTGAGTTCGATATCGAGAAGTTCACAGACTTCTGTCATCATCATGACGTGAATCCGGGCTTAATTGGAACGGTCATAGAGGCGATTTTTTCTCAGTCTGCGGGTATTACTGTTACCGGCTTGCAAGCCAAATCTTTGGAGTGGGCTGCAGCGGAAGCTTTAGCACCGGCGGACGATGGCATGGACTGTGAATCGGATGAAGAGGACGTCTGTTTCCCGGACTACCCGGGGCTGAGCGCTGAGGAACAGAGATACCTAACACAAGTTAGGGTAAAAGAGGATTCTTTTGTCGAGCTTCAAGATGCATTCAACAGAAAGGCTGTTACCGAGACCGTTACTGTCGGTGTCGGTGCTTTGCCCACTTTACCGAAACAATGGATAGCGAAGGGCAAAGCTCATCTTCCTCAAGTTGGCTACTCGGTCGGAAAGAATAAACATTCCATCGATTTCAACGATGATGACGTAGTAGCGATTAGGAAGATCCATATGATGGAGACCTGCAATCTCAGACTCAAGAAAACTATCACGCCTGTGATTTATACTGGCCCAATCCGCGTAAGACAAATGGCGAACTATTTGGATTACCTGTCAGCTAGCTTGACGGCTACAATAGGTAATCTTGAACGGATCGTCAGATCTTCGTGGTCTGGGGAGAATGAACTAGTGCAGACCTACGGTCTGTTTGACTGCCAGGCTGATAAGTGGATATTGCAACCCACTGAAAGGACCCATTCTTGGGGCGTGTGTTTGACCACGGACGACAAGTTGAGAATAGTGTTGTTGCAATATGACGAGTTTGATTGGCCCATTGTGGACAAATCCTCTTGGAAAGCTTTTTGCGTTTCTGCAGATACTAAGGTTTTTTCTGTAATTAGAAGTTTAGAAGTTCTTTCTCACCTCCCTCTTACTGACTGCACTGCAAAATTTACTCTTATTGATGGCGTTCCCGGCTGTGGGAAAACCCAAGAAATCATTAGTTCTGCAAACTTTAGCACTGATTTGATCCTTACACCTGGTAAGGAGGCGGCTGCTATGATTCGGAGACGTGCGAATATGAAATTCAGGAGTTGCGTTGCTACTACTGATAATGTTCGCACCTTCGATTCATTTGTTATGAACCTGAAACCGTACAACTTCAAAACCCTCTGGGTGGACGAAGGGTTGATGGTACATACTGGCCTATTGAACTTCTGCGTCAATATTTCTAAAGTTTCGGAAGTAAAGATTTTTGGGGATACCAAACAAATTCCTTTCATCAATAGGGTTATGAACTTCGATTACCCGCTCGAGCTCAAGAAAATAATAGTTGATAATGTGGAGAAAAGATACACGAGCAAGAGGTGTCCTCGCGACGTGACGCATTACCTCAACGAGGTTTATGCGGCACCTGTGACGACATCTAGTGCTGTTGTTCACTCTGTCTCCCAAAAGAAAATAGCGGGAGTAGGTTTGTTGCGCCCTGAGTTGACTAACTTGGAGGGGAAAATTATCACTTTTACTCAAAGTGATAAGCAGACCCTTCTCAAGGCTGGTTACCAGGACGTCAACACTGTTCATGAAGTTCAAGGAGAGACATACGAGAGCACCTCTGTGGTGCGTGCAACTGCCACGCCTATAGGTTTGATATCCAGGAAATCGCCTCATGTACTTGTGGCGCTCTCCAGGCATACCAAAACTATGACGTATTATACCGTCACTGTCGATCCCGTAAGCTGTATAATTGCTGACTTAGAGAAAGTCGACCAGAGCATATTGTCGATGTACGCTTCTGTGGCGTGCACCAAATAGCAATTACAGCAAATGTCGTTCCACATTTCAGAAAATGTAGTATTGCCCGTATCTAAAGCGGGTTTCTGGACCGACATGCAGTGTTTTTATGATGCTTGTTTGCCTGGTAACAGTTTCGTTCTAAACGATTACGATTCAGTTACAATGCGTTTGGCCGATAATGAGTTTAACTTGCAACCTTGCAGGTTGACCTTGTCAAAGGCCGATCCTGTAGCTGAATCATTAAAGTTAGAAAGGAAGAATTTTCTGGTTCCTTCTCTTAAAACTGCTGCCGAGCGACCTCGCATCCCTGGTTTTTTAGAAAATTTAGTAGCTATAGTTAAACGTAATTTTAATACTCCTGAGTTAGCTGGTACTTTAGATATTAGTTCTATTAGCAAAAATGTTGTAGATAATTTCTTTACTACTTTTCTTAGGGACGAGCAATTGTGTGATCACTTAGCTCGTGTTAGGTCGTTGAGTTTAGAGTCGTTCTCTGCATGGTTCGATAATCAGGCTACAGTTGCTCTAGGGCAATTGGCAAACTTTGATTTCACTGATCTGCCGCCCGTGGACGCGTATACGCATATGATCAAAAGGCAGCCGAAATCTAAGTTGGATACTAGTATCCAGTCCGAATATCCTGCTTTGCAGACTATAGTTTATCATTCCAAAGTAGTTAATGCTGTTTTCGGTCCTGTTTTTAGATACCTTACTAGCGAGTTTTTAAGTATGGTAGATAATTCTAAGTTTTTCTTTTATACTAGGAAAACCCCAGAAGAATTGCAGTCTTTTTTCTCGACGTTGTCTGCTAAGGAGCCTTATGAGATCCTGGAGTTAGATGTGTCTAAGTACGATAAATCTCAAACTGATTTCCATCAAGCGGTGGAAATGGCGATTTGGGAGCGATTGGGCTTAGATGACTTCCTCGCAAGGGTCTGGGAGATAGGCCATAAGCGTACCTCCATTAGCGACTTCCAAGCGGGAATTAAAACTGTAATTTACTATCAGAGGAAATCTGGTGATGTAACTACTTTTATAGGTAATACTTTTATTATTGCGGCGTGTGTTGCTTCTATGATTCCCTTAGGTAGATGTTTTAAAGCTTCTTTCTGTGGTGATGATTCGCTTATCTACATGCCACCCAACCTCGAGTATCCTGATATTCAAGCTACGGCCAATTTGGTTTGGAATTTCGAAGCTAAATTGTTCAAAAAGAGGTATGGGTATTTCTGTGGTAAGTACGTTATTCATCATGCAAAGGGCTGTATTGTATATCCTGATCCCTTGAAGTTAATTTCTAAATTAGGTAATAAGAGTGTAGAAAGCTACGAACACTTGGAGGAATTTAGAATTTCTCTAATGGACGTAGCTAAACCTTTGTTTAATGCCGCTTATTTTCACCTTTTAGATGATGCTATCCACGAATATTTTCCTAGCGTCGGGGGTAGCAGTTTTGCTATTAATTCTTTGTGCAAGTACCTTAGTGATAAGTGGTTGTTTAGGTCTCTATTTTATCGTTCTTCTAGTTAGTTATGTCTGTTAGCAAGTTAGGTGTGAAGAATGTCTTGAAGCCTCAGGAGTTTGTTAAACTCAACTGGGTCGACAAGGTTCTTCCTGATATGTTTACAGTTTTCCGTTACTTGTCTGTGACTGACTATAGTGTAATTAAGTCTAGAGATTCCGAGTGTTTAATTCCTGTTGATTTGTTGCGTGGTGTCGACTTGTCCAAGTCTAAGTACGTTACTTTAGTAGGAGTGGTCATTTCTGGTGTCTGGACGATACCCGAAAATTGCGCTGGCGGAGCTACCGTAGCGCTTGTCGATACCAGGATGTCGATGGTAGACGAAGGAACTATCTGCAAGTTCTCAGTCGCCGCATCTGCTCGTGACTTTATGGTTAAGTTAATTCCTAACTATTACGTCACTGCAACCGATGCTTCATCGAAACCCTGGTCTATTTTCGTTAGAGTGTCTGGTGTGCGTATAAAAGAAGGGTTTTCTCCGCTTACGCTTGAGATCGCTTCTTTAGTAGCTACTACTAACTCTATTCTTAAGAAAGGTCTTCGTGTTAGTGTCTTAGAATCTGTCGTGGGCAGTGATGCTTCTGTCAATTTGGAGTCTGCTTCTGAGAAGGTTCAACCCTTCTTCGATTCAGTTCCTATTACAGCTGCCGTCATTTCTCGCGATAGGTCTTACGTTTCTAAGTCTGGCTTTAATCGTGCTGTACGATCTAAGCCTCCGTCTAAAGGTGGGAAGAAATTTGGCGATTCTGCTGAGAGTTTGTCGGAGGATAGCGCTTCTGAGCTACCCGGTTTATAACAAGATGCCTTACTCTACCAGCGGTATTCGTTCGCTTCCTGCTTTTTCTAAGTCTTTTTTCCCTTATTTGGAGTTGTATAATTTATTAATAACAAATCAAGGGGCGGCTCTGCAGACGCAAAATGGTAAAGACATTTTGCGTGAGTCGCTCGTTGGTTTGCTGTCTTCTGTTGCGTCACCCACTTCACAGTTTCCTTCCGGTGTGTTTTATGTGTGGTCTCGTGAGTCGCGCATTGCTGCTTTGATCGATTCTCTCTTCGGTGCTTTGGATTCAAGAAATAGGGCTATTGAAGTTGAAAACCCTTCTAATCCATCGACTGGCGAAGCTTTGAACGCGGTTAAGCGCAATGACGACGCGTCTACAGCCGCTCACAACGACATTCCTCAGATTTTATCTGCTCTGAATGAAGGTGCGGGCGTTTTTGATAGAGCGTCTTTTGAATCTGCTTTTGGTCTCGTGTGGACCGCAGGTTCGTCTACCTCGTCTTGAGGCGTGGGGGCTACGATAAGCCCTAGAGTTTTTCCCTCCTCTATAATCGAAGGGCGTTCTTACGCGGTTTCTACCGAGTCTCTGTCGTGTGACGACATGCTGGCGTAAGTTTGTATGGGTAGAGGTGTTCGAATCACCCCCTTTGTCCTGGGTAAGGACCCCA